GAAGAAGTTGTCAATGACTTCAATGATCGACTGGCTGAGATGCGATGGTATGAGGCAGACGATAAAGACGATGCTGCATTCATTTACCCCGAAGCAATGGACAAGATGCTGGATCTCACAGAGAGCGATACCGATGAGCTCATCGATAAAAGAACGATGCTTGCGAACATGGTCGCAACCAACCAGGACTCAATCAATGAGATCGATACGATCTTGATGAGAAGAATGGAGGATCACAAATATGCTTATACAAACAAGCATGAAATCACATGGCCGAGCAGAAACTACAAGGCAAAGCCGGAACAAACGAAAGTGATCCCCGCTTCTGTGGCTAGAACAGTCAGAAGTAAGACACTCAAAATCAAAGAGGTAACGACCAATGACTAAGATTTGGAAAAAAGATTTTTACGAAAAAATCATATGTAGAGATAAGCCCATAACAGTTGAAGACCTTTGGAGCAGAGAACAAAGATATTTGGATTCTGATGCACAAACCCGTTCTGCATACACCACCAAAGCGAAGAACATGGAAACCCTGGCAGCGATCCTGAACTTTTGGAGAGACAATAATTTTAAGCCTCCGACACGAAGAGAGCTGGCAGAGGTATTACCCAATGCCGAGGGTCAGCCAGGTTCATACTGCAAAGCACACAATCGATTAAAGAGCTTGCTCGATGCTGGATTGATCGACATTGATGATGCAAACAGCGACATCATCATTAAAGAAGACATCTTGAAAACTCTTTTACACAGAGAGGAGGGTGCAAATGATGAGGCTTAGAGAGGGTTTCAAACAATATGTTATACACAAAAAAGGTGAAAACGATTTGGAGCGACATAGACATGGCCAGAAGCCCTATAAAAACCTTTTCAGTTATTACAGGGCAACTCGTCAGTTTTTGGCAAATCGTTATTACAACAATAGAGGCAAACAGCCTTGGGAGAATTATAAATAATTACTAACGGAGGAAAGTAATGAAACTAAAAGACCTATTTGATATCTATTGCAGAGAGCTCAGAAGAAGGAAGAGGGATAAAACAATTAACGACATGATTGCGTTTTATAACAACAACATTCGTGATCGCAAGATTGCACCCAGGCTTCACAATATGCCTTTGTCTAAGATCAAGCGTAAACACATACGAGTCTTGTTTAATGAGATGACCGATGAGGGTGATTTTTATAAAGCAAATCGTCTAATCAAGATACTCAGCGCTGCCTTTAATATAGGCTTAGAAGAGGAGCTTGTAAGCGAGAATGTAGCAAAAGGGATAAGAAAGCATACCGAGGTACAGGTGACTCGTTTTTGCACACCTAAAGAGCTTGAAAGAATATACAAGATACTTGATCGAAAAATGCAAAGCGGTCGCAGCAGAAGGGGTGCAATATTTATAAAGCTAATGATATGCACTGGCGCGAGAAGGTGTGAAATAGCAGAAGCAACCTGGGGTGACTTAAAGGGCAAATCGCTTGTTTTGAATAATCACAAAACAGATTACAATAAACAGCCTCGAATAATCTTTTTGAACAAAGATGCTATTTCCGTAATTAACTTGTTAGAGAGGGGAAACGACGAAGATAAAATCGTTGGCATCAATAGTCCTCGTAAGTTATGGGATAAAATCAGAGTTGAAGCGCAGTGTCCAGATGTCACGCTACATTGTTTTCGGCACACATTCGGAAGCGTAGCTATAAAAAAACTAGATGTAATGCAAGTTGCAAACCTGTTGGGCCACAAATCCTTACAGTCAACCAAACGATATACACACTTTACCGAGGAGACTTCGATTGAAAACGCGGAGCTTGTCGGTGAGGAAATGTTTAACTCAATCAATTAAAAGGAAAAACAATGAACGAAGAAGTTAAAGCAACCGAAGAACAGGATGTACCTGTCATTAAATACACCAACAGCAAAGGTGATGAAGTAGAAATACTAGAGTCTGATCTAAATGAAGAAGAAACCAGGTTAGTTGCTGACTACAACAATGTTAAGCAAGCGATTCAGGACATCGACAATGCACATCTTGGAAGTGTTGTAAGGCAATCATTGATTATGAATCAGAACCTTTTAAACGATCGATTACAGGTTGAATTGTTAAAGCGTGAAGACGATGAGCCTGTCATTGTCACAGAAACAAAGACTGTTAAAGATGATTGAAAGCAACTTCCAAGTCGATGAGTTAATCCATGAGCGTGGTCTGCAATATGGCCACCCTCGTAGATTCTTTATGCAGTTAGCAAAAGTATGGGGTGGGGCGCTGGACATTGAGATCACCCCTCAGAAAGCAGCAACCATGATGTTGATGTTCAAAGCAGTTAGGCTGTTTAATCAACCAAACAAAGAGGACACCCAGCAAGACATCCAGGGTTATTTGAAGATTGTCGATATATTGAATGATTTTGAATAATTATGGGTGATGAGGAACGCCAAAAACTATTGTCTGAAATTGAGCGATATAAGTTTATGTTTCGTGTTTGCTGGTTTGGATTGATTCTTCAAACCATCATGTTAGTTCTGGTTTAGTTGGCTGTCATTTTCTGTCTTATATTTTCAACTCTTTGCATGGTCAGGCTAGGATGCCTGGCAATTAAATAATTTCTAGCTGCTGCTTGCGACTGTTTAATCAAAGCGTCTAGCAACTCAGTTTTAACATAATTGTTTGAAGCTTTATATTGAGGTGAATTGATAATATTGGTTAAGCGATCCCTTAATCTAAATTGATTTTGTTGATAAGAAAGAAGCTCATCGTATTGCTCGGTCGTTAAATCCACGCCACCAATTTGCCTGGATGGTTTTGATGGAGCATACCCTAGATTAACAAACTCATTAAACACCGGATCGTTGTTCAGTTTGGATTCTCTTGTAGGTGAAAACTTACCCAGCGCACCTTTGCTGTATTTTCTTGGCTCACCCAATATGTTTCTTTTTAGCGCGAGCTTTTCAGATTGCCCTGGTAAACGATTTAAAAACGCATCGGTAATGCTTCTAACATCTCTCAAGTAAGGGTCTTGATCCTTTCTTTCATAGTAAGCAACTGTTGGTATAGAGCTTGCCAAGAATCTTCTTATGGCATTTGGAGCATAACGTCCTGGATCGCTGATTGCCTCTACCAAATCAGAAATACCTGTTAAAAAAGTTTTGTTTGTTATGTTCTCGGTTATAGACATTGCAAGCATGGTTCCAATAATTTCAGCATCTTCAAGCACTGTGTTTTTATTGTTTCCGACATACGATCCAATTTCTGATAAGTCGGCAGACACACCAAATAAAATACCTACAGGCTCAAATCGATTGTAACCATAGTATGTATCACCAATTTTGATAGAGTAGGGC